ATGTATCAAGGTAAAGCACCTCAGTTTTCTGACACAAAAGCAGCTCGTATGCCCGCATTTTTTGAACATGCAAACACAAACCTACCCCAGTACGCTTAACTTTCATTCAGAAAAGTTACAGAAACTGGTAGAGGATTTAGAAACCAAGTTCGCTTGGCATCCCGTCCACCCCAAGGAGGACTTAGCCTCCATTATGTACCGTTCTGGTCAACAGGATGTTGTACAATATATTAAATCAATAGTAGAAGAAATCTAATGTGCGTATTCGGAGGAGGAGGGTCAAGGTCAGCACCTTTACCTACCCCAACACAAACTTTTCAGCCTCGTGTTCAACAACAGAAACAGGAGTCTGTAAGACCTGAGAAGAAAGAACTTCTCGACCCAGATGAAGTAGCAGGCGTAGAGTATGGCTCTGGTGCTAAGAAATCTGCTCCAAGTGCCGGTAAGAAAACAGGTACTGATGCTCTTAAAATAAACGTGAACACCGGTGGAACTCAAGGCGGTGGAACCGGAGGACTAAATGTATAAAGCCAGAGAATTATACAGCAAGCTAACCAGTGATAGATCACAGTTCTTAGATATTGCTGTAGAAGCCTCTGAACTTACCTTGCCTTATCTCATTACACGTGACGTAACTTATAAAGGCTCGAAGACTTTACTTCAGCCTTACCAATCAGTTGGTGCTAAGGCAGTAGTTACGTTAGCAGCTAAATTAATGTTAGCTTTATTACCACCCCAATCTCCATTCTTCAAACTACAAGTCAGAGACGACAAGATAGGAGAAGAGTTGGAGCCAGAGATACGTAGTGAGCTCGACTTATCGTTCGCAAAAATAGAACGTAATATTATGGACTACATAGCTGCATCTAATGACAGAGTTGTAGTACATCAAGCACTCAAACATCTTGTTGTCTCAGGCAACGCACTTATCTTTATGGGTAAGGATGGTTTAAAACACTATCCGCTCAATCGGTACGTGGTTAACAGAGACGGTAATGGTAATGTTATAGAGATCGTGACTAAAGAAATGATTAGTCGCAAAGTATTAGGTATAGAGTTGCCTAAGCCGCCAGAAGCGGGACCAAACTCACCAGACTCTTATGAAGACGACGCTGAAGTATACACTTGCGTTAAAATGGATGAATCATCCGGACGTTGGACTTGGCATCAGGAAGTAGACGATCTAATACTTCCCGGTAGTCGTAGTACCGCTCCCAAAAATGCTTCACCTTGGTTAGTTCTTCGATTCAATACGGTCGATGGAGAAGATTATGGAAGAGGTAGAGTAGAAGAGTTTATCGGAGATCTAAGGAGCCTCGATGGATTATCTCAAGCTCTCGTAGAAGGAGCTAGTGTAGCAAGTAAAGTTATATTTCTTGTATCACCATCCTCTACAACCAAACCACAAACTTTATCTAAAGCCGGTAATGGTGCTATCATACAGGGTAGACCAGAAGACGTAGGCGTAGTGCAAGTAGGTAAGACAGCTGATTTTGGTACAGCTGCAAACCTTATGTCACAATTAGAAAAAAGGATACTTGAAGCGTTCTTGGTTATGAACGTAAGACAAGCAGAAAGAGTTACAGCTGAAGAGGTACGCCTTACACAGCTAGAGCTAGAACAACAGCTCGGCGGGTTGTACTCATTGTTAACGGTAGAGTTTCTTATACCTTACCTCAACAGAACCCTGCTTATATTACAACGTAATAATCAGATACCCAAGTTACCTAAAGACGTAGTTAGACCAAAGATTGTAGCCGGTATTAACAGCCTAGGTAGATCACAAGATGTCGAAGCATTGACAACATTTATAGGTACTATTGCACAGACACTAGGACCACAAGCGTTGCAGAAATACATCGACCCATCTGAAGCTATCATGAGATTAGCAGCGGCACAAGGGATAGACGTACTAAACTTAGTCAAGTCTCCAGAAACTATGGATGCTGAAATGCAACAACAACAAGCTATGGCTACTCAGCAACAGCTACTCGGTCAAGCCGGTCAGCTATCTAGAGCACCTATTATGGACCCAAGTAAGAACCCAGAAGGTGTAGCAAATCTAGGTGAACAGCTAGGCTTAGGAGGAGCAACTGAGGGTCTAGGAGAAACCACACCACCACAAGAATAAATGGCAGATCAACAAACTTATACAGTAGACAATTCACCGCAGACAGAAACTATGTCTGACAACCTCACAGCTGACGAGCAAGATTCCCTTGCCGTCGGCGAGAAGTTGGTTGCAGAACAAGAGGGACTACTAGCGGGTAAATATAAAGATGCCGCAGAGCTAGAAAAAGCATACGTAGAGTTACAAAAAAAGTTAGGTACTAACGATGCAACTGAAGACGTAGAGCAGACTTCTGCGACAGAAAATGAGACAGCTGAGACGAGTCTTAGCGATGGAGCTAACCTTATTACATCTGCAAATGACGAGTACTATGCTAATGATGGTAAGCTATCAGAAGAGACTTTAGATAAGTTCAGTTCTATGTCTAGTAAGGACTTAGTAGCTGCATACCTAGAGGTACAGAATACAGATGCTTTCAAGAATCAAGGTGAAGTAGCTGACTTATCTGATGCTGAAATCAATCAAGTTAAAAACTATGCAGGCGGAGAAGCACAATACGATAACCTTATACAGTGGGCTGACGGTGCATTAGATGATAATTCTAAGGAAGCGTTTGACAGTATCATAAATACAGGAAGTGTTGATGCAATCAAGATAGCAGTCAATGGTTTAAAAGCACAGTACGAAGCAGCAAACGGTTACGAAGGTAAAATGTATACAGGTAAAGCACCGAAAGGTAACACGGATGTATTCCGTAGTCAGGCAGAACTCGTAGCAGCTATGTCAGACAAGAGGTATGATAGAGACCCTGCCTACAGGCAAGACATTATCGAAAAACTAGACAGATCAGATTTGGAGTTCTAACCATGCCCGGACATTACGGAGACAAGAAAAAGAAAGCCCCTGCGAAGAAAATGTCAAAGGGACTAGCCGCACTCGCAAAAAAAAGACCAAAAGTTGCGGCTGCAATCATGAAAAATAAAAAGAAGAAAAAGTAATGAAAGATTACAACAAGCCTTTAACTAAACAACAGGTCAAAGCCTTGCAGAAGAAACAGAAACCATCTTCACCTATGTATGATTTCTTTAAAAATGATAACCACGGTCCAGTATAATGCCTAACAAAAAGAAAAAGTATGTCAAGCCCGTATATCATAGAGAGGATGCTGTTAAGAATACTATCTTTTTAGAAGACATTAACAGAAATCCAATCAAGAAAATTCTTGGACCAAATAATGTGAACGAAGTGTAATGGCTGTCAAGAAAAAAAACGTGAGTCTCAAAATGGGCAAGCATAAGTCTCGCTCAGGAGGACTCACAGCAGCCGGTAGAAGGAAGTACAACGCAGCTACCGGCTCTAACCTCAAGGCTCCACAGCCCGGAGGAGGTCCACGCAAACGTTCTTTTTGTGCCCGCTTTAGAGGTATGAAAGGTCCTATGAGAAAAAACGGCAAGCCTACACGTAAGGCACTTGCTATGCGACGATGGAAATGCTAATGGCATACAAAAAGAAAACCAAAAAGAGCAGCAAGTGTGGCTGCAAGCACGGAGGTAAAAAACGCTAATGGCTAAGAGAGGTCTTTACGCAAATATACACGCCAAGAGAAAGCGTATCAAAGCTGGCTCTGGTGAAACAATGAGAAAAGTGGGTTCTAAGGGTGCTCCCACGAAAGCTAACTTTATACGTTCAGCTAAAACAGCAAAACCTTACAAGAAAAAAACTAAAAAAAAATAATGACTAACGAACCACTCAATTTATTCGGAACTGAGACTCCACCCAGAGTCATTCCAAACTATCCAATTAACAAACATCCAATTATGACAAACGAAGCAGAAAGATTTAATGGCTGGGCAGCAATGCTCGGATTCGTAGCAGCAGTAGGTGCTTACGCAACAACAGGACAAATCATACCCGGTATATTTTAATGGCAGCTATCTCAGTAACAAGAGAAAGCCAAGCCAGCAACTGGGAGAGTTTCTGTCAGTGGGTTACAAGCACAGAGAACCGCCTATACGTAGGTTGGTTTGGTGTCTTAATGATCCCTTGCTTATTAGCAGCAACAACTTGTTTTATAATCGCCTTCATCGCAGCACCGCCTGTAGACATAGACGG